ATTCCAGCACGGCTGGTTCGAGCGGCTATTCCAGCACGGCTGGTTCGAGCGGCAATTACAGCACGGCTGGTTCGAGCGGCGATTACAGCACGGCTGGTTCGAGCGGTAATTCCAGCACGGCTGGTTCGAGCGGCGATTACAGCACGGCTGGTTCGAGCGGCTATTCCAGCACGGCTGGTTCGAGCGGCAATTACAGCACGGCTGGTTCGAGCGGCAATTCCAGCACGGCGGCAGCCACTGGGGCTTATTGCCGCGCAAAAGCAGACGGCAAAGATAGCATTGCCGTTGTAAACGGTGTTTGCGGTAAGGCGTGCGGCGCACTGGGCTGCTATCTGGTGCTGACCGAGTACGACGATGACGGTAATATGCTGTGGGCAAAGATGGCAAAAGTAGACGGCGCCCACATCAAGGAAAACGTCTGGTACACGCTCAAAAATGGTGAGTTCGCGGAGGCAAAGCCGTGAAAAAGCATTGCAAAACCAAATTGAAAGAAAGGAGCAGGCCATGCAAAAGCCGAGCCTTACGATAGGCGAATGCGTCCAGATTCTGCGGGATAACAACATCTCAAAGACCGAAAAGGTCTTGGGAGCACAGATCCAGGCGGGGCTGTTTACCAGCTGGGCAATCCCGTCCGTAGGAACAAAAGAGCCTTGCCCTGACATCTCCCGCGCCGGTTTTATGGCGTGGGTGAAGGACTTTTACAAGCTCGAAAAGGTTTATACAAAGGAGGAACCGAGAGAATGAGAAAGAAACCGATGAATTTTCGGCTCATCTTAACGCTGGACGGGCTGGCTTTGCTGGCAATCATCGGCGCGGTGCAGGTGGTGCGCTGTGCCTGCTCTTTGATGGCCGTTGCGCTGACCTACTGGGGCGGCTGGGACATCGCCGAGGCTGCACATGCCGCACCTTGGATTATTGTTGCATCCACTGCCGGGCTGGCGATGTCGTTTTATGGGATGCATGAGGACAATAAACGGTATAAGCGCAGCGGCTACGGCAAAATCGTCCGCAACCATGCCCGGAACCCGGAGTATCCGCAGGATGAGGAGAAGGGCGCATGAAGCTAGAAGAGTTGATTCGGCAGCAGGCCGAAGAGTACCTGAAAACAGCCACACGGCTTGCAACGGAGTCCGCGCTCACGGGAGACATTTGGCTGCGTGTCATCTGCCGGGAAAAATCAGAGGTCTATAGCGCGGCAGCAGATGGGCTGCTTACAGCCCTCCACGATGCGGAGGACGTCGCACATGGCTGATTGCATCCACTATATCACATGGTACACCGTGTACAGCGCCAAGACCGGTGAGGTAGTGGCCGCAGGAACGTCCGCCATGTGCGCTGCGAAGCTTGGATACAAGACCGCCAACAGCTTTGTGTCTTCCGTTGGACACCGGCGCCATGAAAAAAGGCGTCCGTACAAGTACATTTTTGAGCAGGAGCGCATTGATCGTGCGGAGGTTGACAGCCTTCCTCCGCTTCGCCGTTACTGCAAAAAGAAAGGCCGGTATACGAAAAGGGAACAGGAATATGAACGGTAGATATATGCGAGCCGCAGAGATTCGCTGGCATAATCGTCAGCCGGAGCGGCTGCGGCACATCCATCGGGGTGAAACTCAAAAGCGGCAGGCTTCATTCTTCTGCCATGCTTACCATAAAGGGGATCCTGGCAGATGCGATAAACTGGTTTTTGCTGGTTTTGACCCCGTGTTATCAAGTGTGCAGGCTCAGCATTGGGCGGACGAAAACTGGCCGCTTTATGACCATATCGACGTCTTGGATTCTTCGGGCCGCAAGATTTACGGGAGGTGATACACATGAGTCAGACGTTGGCCCGCAGAGCGCGAATCAAAGACCTGTCCAACAAGGCCGAGGGCATTTTTCGGTACGTCGGGAACGACAATGTGCTGTTCCGGCTCATCAGTACCGGCAACAAGCTCACCAGCGACGTCAACTACGCCGTGGCTCTGTTCACCGGCTTTGCTCGGAGTCATCAGCTGGGCAGTCAGGAGACCCGCCGCACAATCGACTCGATTTATCGACGGGTCGGGGAGCTCATGTGCCTCATCGACATCGTTCATGCCGCTGCTGGCGAAGAAATCATGCCTGAGCCGTATGAATCCATAGATTTTTGTTACATGACCGAGTACCGCACCATGCTACGGGAGGCTGTCATTCGTGGGATGCCGGACAACTACAAAAGCCCGGCGCAGAACCCCTACACTGTCAGCCTTGTGCAGCCGGGCGTTGGCCACGGTAATGGTTACACACTGGACGAGTACGATGACGATTTCTTCGCCCGATTTACTCGCAAAGAAGAGCCGCGTGACCGGAAGCTCGTCTTCCGCTGCACCAAATCCGAGCTTGACGCCATCAAGCGTTACGCCAATATCATCGATATTAAATTTACCGAGGAGGAAATTCATCATGCCTGAAAAAAACCAGACCCCTATCGAGATGCTCAACCAGAATACAGCTGTCGTCCAGAGTGCAGAGGTGCCTGCGCCTGCAGCACCCACTTCACCAGCTCAGTCGCCGCGTCAGAGCTACGCCGAGAAGGTGCAGGGCCTGACCGTGGACGAGCGCAACTGGATGCTTGCGAAGTCTAAAGCCGCCGCTATGGCGCAACTTCCCGAGGGGTTCTTGCCCCAGACCTACACCGGCAATCCCGGAGCGTGCGCTATTGCCTGCGAGATGGCCCTGCGTATGGGCGTCTCGCACCTCTTCGTCATGCAGAACCTTTACGTCGTCCATGGTATGCCCACATGGAGCGGCAAGAGTTGCAAAGCCCTCATCGACAACAGCGGCCAGTTTGCAGGCCGCACCCGCTACCGCATGGAGGGCGAAGAAGGCACCGACAACTGGGGCTGCCGCCTGATCGGCGTGGACAAGCTCACTGGCGAAAAGGTTGAAGGCCCGAAAGTCACGGTCAAGATGGCAAAGGATGCCGGGTGGTGGAACAAGAATGGCAGCTACTGGCCCAAAATGACCGAAATGATGCTCAAGTACCGCGCCGCCGCTTACTTTGCCCGCGCCGAGTGTCCGGAGGTCCTGATGGGCGCCAACATCGACTACGAGGTAGGCGCTGGCGACGCCGAGGAAGAGGGTGCGGCCCATGCTTAATGTTGTTGCGCTGATGGGCCGTCTGGTCTACGACCCGGAGCTTAAGACCACCCAGTCCGGCACCAACGTGTGCAGCTTCCGCATCGCGGTTGACCGCAGCTTTACCCGGCAGGGCGAAGAGCGCAAGGCCGATTTTATCGACGTCACCGCGTGGCGGCAGACCGCCGAATTCGTCTCCAAGTATTTCCGGAAGGGCAGCATGATCGCCATCGAAGGCAGCTTGCAGACCCGTCAGTACCAGGACAAGAACGGCAACAACCGCACGGCTACCGAGGTTCTTGCGTCGCAGGTGAGCTTTTGCGGCGGAAAGGCCGCAGAGAAGCCCTCTGTGCATGATTTCGACCAGCAGACGGAAAATCATGTGCGCGAAGCAAACGCCGCTCACAGCGCCCCGCAGAAGCCTCAGAACGTGCCGGAGTATTCGCAGGGCAGCGCAGACGACTTCTCGGTCATCGACGATTCGGAGGACTTGCCGTTCTAAACCGATAGCTGCGCTATCTGGCTATACGGGCGCGCAAAGGAGGTGATTGAGTGGCACAGGACGATAAAAAGTCATTTGTGGCGTATCTAAGCTGGTTCGACGCGCTAGAAGAATACTCCGACGCAGAGGTTGGGCAGTTGATGCGAGCTCTTGCACGGTATGCCAAAACCGGAGAAGAGCCTGAATTTTCAGACCGTGGGATGCGTGGCAACTGGAAATTTATGTGCAGCGACGTAAAACGGGCGTCTGAAAAATGGGATGAAACCCGCAAGAAACGCAGCAACGCCGGAAAACGCGGTATGGCAAAGCGCTGGGGAAAGCCTGACGACATAACAAAAATAACAAACGATAACAATGTTAATGACGACATAACAAAAATAACTGTAGATGTAGATGGGGATGTAGATGTAGATGTAGATGGGGATGTAGATGTTGTAAAGCGCGATAACACCGCCGCCGTTGATATGGAGTTATCAAAAATCGTCCAGCATTACCAACGTGCTATCGGCGACTTCCCGCGTTCGGCGCTGGAAAAACTGCAAAAATGGCGGCAGGAGTACAGCGCGGAGATGATTTTGCTGGCGATCGACAAGGCCGCAGAGGCCGGGAAGCGCTCGTGGAACTACATCAACGGCATCCTGTCCGGCTGGCAGCGGGACGGGATACGCACCCCGGGGGACGTGGCAGCGAATGAGCAGCGCCGACAAGAGCAGCCTCGCGGGAAACAAGCCACAGAAAGCACCGCAGAAGCATACGCAAATATTTTCAAGGGGGTGAAACCGTGACAGTAGAGATGATGACAAAGCTCCTTGCGGACGCTGAGGCATATTTTGGACGGCCTCAGACCGCAGAGAACCGCGCAAGCATCGCGGAGATCTGGGCGAACTCATCGCTCAAGGATGTGCCGGATGAGATGGCCTATAAGACATTCCACGAGGTGATTTCGGAGTGCAGCTGGCAGAGCCAGCTTCTCCCGGCGTGGAAAAAGGCCATCGAAAAGGCCCAGGGTGAGCAGATGATGGCGAAGCACTGCCTTGCTGCCCGCATCCAGATGCTCAAGTCCAGGGCGAAAAGAAGGCTTCTTGGACAGGAAAACCAGAACGGAGGACAAAATGCCTAGATACAAAGTCATCGTAGAGTGCAGCAACCCGCACGGGAACGCTGCGCTTACATACCGCATCAACGCCGCGAGTCAGTTCACGGCGGAGTTTCGGGCCTGCCAGTTGGCGGGCGACCACTACCCCGAGTATCGTGACATCAAACCGGTGAGGACGGAGGTGCTGAAAAATGGCTAAAATCATGGACCATCTTTCGCAGGGCAAAATTCTCGCCCAGATGGCAGAAGAGCTGGCGGAGGCCGACATCACCACTGCCCCGCGTGAAGCCGCAAGGCTGCGGGCGAGTGAACCAACAAGAAAGGAGCTGCAAAATGGGTGAATTGATTGTGACTTTTGGTGAAGATGGAAAGGCACACATGTACGACAGTGATTTTGACGTGACCATCCATTGTGAAGATGAACAGCAGATGAACGAAGCCGTGGAGTTGCTCCACCTTGCAAACCGGATGCATTGGCGCAAGACGTCAGAGAACCCACCGACGGAAAAGGATGCCGCATACGGGAAAGTGATTGCTGTCTTTATGGACGCTAAATTTGCTCAAGCTGCGCCGTGGGATTTTGTGGCAGTTGACCCGCAGCTTTATCCAAGATGGATGCCGATGCCGGAGGTTCAGAAAAATGAAAATCCTTAACACCTGCAAAGACTGCCCCGACCGGCACCCGGTATGCCACGACACATGCCCCAAGTACGCCGAGTTTAAGCGCCAGCGCGGCGCAGAAGCTGCTTACACCCGAGAGATGCTAGACACAGGCAAGGTCTACCACTACGACCACGAGGACCGCCACCGGGAACGGGGCCGCAAGAAGTACATGGGAGCGAACGGAGGAGCAGACAGATGAAAGTGCTGATTGCCTGCGAGGAATCGCAGGAGGTGTGCAAGGCTTTCCGGGCAAAAGGCCACGAAGCCTACTCCTGCGATATTCAGGAGCCGTCCGGCGGACATCCCGAGTGGCATATTCTTGGAGATGCGCTCAAGGCTCTGGAGGGGGGGCAAGTCGTGACGATGGACGGTGTAACGCATGACGTTGGCAAGTGGGACTTGCTCATTGCACACCCGCCTTGCACCTACTTATCCAAAGCCGGCGCAAACCGTTTGATAGTCAACGGAAAAAATCAAGAGCCTCGGTATGAGAACGGAATCCGAGCACGAGATTTTTTTCTGAAATTCTGGAATTCCGATGTGGAACGGATTGCGATAGAGAACCCTGTCCCTATGAAAATTTGGGAACTGCCCCAATACAGCCAGATCATTCAGCCGTATATGTTTGGAGATACGTATATAAAGACAACTTGTTTGTGGCTGAAAAATCTTCCTATGCTTTTCGCAACAGATGTTGTTGTGCCGACCTCTAAATGGGTGTCTTCATCAGATCACCGTGCAAAAAAGACCGGTGACGCATGGGCGAAAAGCGGACACAGGAGCGCAAAGGTAAGAAGCAAAACTTTTCAAGGCATTGCAAAAGCGATGGCTGAACAATGGGGGTAAGACCAATGCACCTGACCCTCTACGGCGACCCGCGCACCAAGAAAAACTCTGCCCGCATCCTCAAAAGCCGCTCAGGTGGGCGCTTTGTGGCCCCCAGCAAGGCATACGTGGACTATGAGACGGACTGCCTGCGGAAAATCAAAAGGCCACGCAGCCCCATCTCTGCCCGTGTGAACGTGCGGTGCGTCTACTACATGAAGACCGCCCGCCGAGTCGATCTGGCAAACCTCATCGAGGCAACCACAGACATCCTGGTAAAAGCCCGCGTGCTGGAGGACGACAACAGCAAGATCGTCGCCGCCCACGACGGCAGCCGGGTGGAGCTTGACCGGAAAAACCCGAGGGCGGAAATCGAGATTGAAGAAATGGAGGACGATACATGATGTTTGTGTTAAACAAATGCTATAACATGGACTGCATGGAAGCAATGAAAGAGTTCCGGGACGATTTCTTTGATCTTGCTGTGGTAGACCCGCCGTATTTTTCGGGGCCTGAACGCAGAGGATTCTACGGGTCAAAAATCAGCAAGATTGGAGTACATCGTGACTATCCGGTTTCGCCGGAATGGACGAAGCCAGGAAAGGAATACTTCGACGAGCTGCGCCGGGTAAGCCGACACTACATTGTATGGGGCTGCAACTACTTCGATTATAGTTTTGCATCCGGTCGGATCGTGTGGGACAAGTGCAATGGAAAATCGAGTTTCTCAGACTGTGAGATCGCGGCGACGGATTTGTTCTCTAGTGTTCGGCTGTTTCGGTATATGTGGTCTGGAATGATGCAAGGTAAGAGCATCACAGAAGGACATATCATGCAGGGCAATAAAAGCCTGAACGAGAAAAGAATCCATCCAACACAGAAACCAGTTGCGCTGTATGATTGGATCTTCAAAAACTACGCAAAGCCTGGACAAAAGGTGCTAGATACTCACCTTGGCAGCGGAAGTAGCAGAATTGCCGCTTATGAAGCCGGAATTGACTTTATCGGGTTTGAAATTGACAGTTCCTATTTTCACATGGAAGAAGAGAGGTTTGCGGAGCGCACAAGTCAAATGAGCCTACTACACATTGAGGAGGGAAAGTGATGATCCGTACATGGACACCTGAGAGCGAGACGCCGACACCACCGGGCGGCGTGGATTACCGCACCGTCAAGGCGTGGTTTCAGCAGTGCCGGGACCTTGCGGCGGCTATCGAAGTCCAAAAGCAAAAAATACAACGCATCCGGGACGCGGCAGAAAAATGCACCCAGAGCCTGAGCGGGATGCCTGCAGGTGGTGGCAATGGGGACAAGGTGGGCTTTGCTGTAGAGCAGCTGGACACCGAGCGCCGACAACTTCAAAGGATGGAGACGGACCTGTGCAATCTGCGTGTCGAGGCCACCCGGCGGGCATACTGCCTGATAGCCGAGCCGGAATGTGCCGAATCGATTTGCGAGCACTATGTCATAGGAAAATCTCACAAGGAAATTGCAAAAGAAGTCGGCGTGTGCGGGGCAGATGTGGTCTACCGGCGAATCAAACGCGGATGTATGGCCCTGGCCGAGATATGGGACGAGTTTTCTGACGTGCAAAGTGTACAACATGCACAAGAAAACACAGCGTGATTTTGGGAGGGGTCAGCTCTTTTCAAGTCTGCAAGCTTGGATGTAAAATTCTAATAAGCGGTTCAGCGCTAAGCGGTAGCCGCTTGCCACGCAGCCTCCGAAACGGTTCCTTCCTTGTGACAGGTTTTCATGCTTTCCTGTTCTCCTTCACCGTTTTGCGGGCTGCTTCTATGCGATACACTGACGCAAAGGCAGCTTGTCGCTCACGAGAGACAAGAGGCGGTTCGATTCCGCCGTATCGCACCGTATGGCGCATGGACTCATCCCCCACAAAGCTGCACGCTTAACCTCCCGTGCCACGAGAGAAAGCTTTGAATCCCTGAGGGTGTGGGTAGACTTCCCGACGGGATGTGCGTCAAACAACAGCCCTGGTTCTCCGCCAGGGCTGTTTTATATGGCCGCCTGAGCGCAGTACGGAGCGCGTGTCAGCTGAGATATTGCTGGCTGGTTCGAGTCCAAGGGCGGTGTTTTATACTCCGGTAGCTCAAGTGGTAGAGCGGCGGTTTCCAAAACCGCATGTTGCAGGTTCGAGTCCTGCCGGGAGTGCTTGCATGATCTGACGAGAGCGGGGAGTGCAATAGCGGGGCATCCGGCCGCGAAAGTTCCGGGCGCAGAGGCTTTGCACCCGACAAGCAAGGCCTCTTATTTTGATATTCTGACCGTTCGGATTTTCCGGGCGGTTTTTCTTTTGCATGAGTTTAGAGAGGTGGTGGCGGTGGGCGCACGGCGGCTGACAGATAAGCAAAAAAAGAAGATCGTTGCGGACTATGTGCAGCTCCAAAGCTACCGTGCAGCCGCAAAGCTGAATGATGTTTCAGACGCGACCGTTAAGAAAGTTGTGAAGGAGGACCCGGAGAGTGCGCGCTTGTGTGCACAAAAAAAGCGGGAAAACTCGAAGGACATGCTTTCTTACATGGAGAGCAAGCAAGGAGAAGCACAAGAGCTTCTCGGGCTGTACTTGAAAGCGATGGCTGACCCGGACAAGATCGCGGAAGCAACACTGCCGCAGCTTTCCACGGCCTTTGGCACAATCGTGGACAAGTTTGCCATGCTGGGAGATCAAAGCAGCATAGAAGTCCCGGACGATGGGCTTGTGGAGGCACTGAGCGCCGCCGCTGACCTCAGCCCGCCGGATGACGTGGAGATGCTGCCAGAGGAAGAGGACGACAATGCGGAAAAGTAACGGCTTTCGCTGGAAAGCCCTCAGCCAGCGGCAAAAGCAGGTCCTGAGCTGGTGGACACCGCAGAGCGCATACAGCGGCTACAACGGCATCATTGCAGATGGCGCTATTCGCTCGGGCAAGACCTTTGCCATGAGCTTTTCGTTCGTACAGTGGGCCATGACCTGCTACAGCGGCCAGCAGTTTGCCATGTGTGGAAAGACCATTGCCAGCTTCCGACGTAACGTGCTGGGGACGCTCAAACAGCAGCTTGCAGCCCGTGGCTACAACGTCAAGGAGCATCGGGCAGAAAACTGCATGACCGTCAGCAAGGGCGGCAAAGTTAACGAGTTTTACTTTTTCGGCGGCAAGGACGAGAGTAGCCAAGACCTGATCCAGGGCATCACTCTGGCCGGGGCATTCTTCGACGAGGTGGCCCTGATGCCGCAAAGCTTTGTCAATCAGGCCACGGCCCGCTGCTCCGTCACCGAGTCAAAGTTCTGGTTCAACTGCAACCCGGGCAGCCCGCAGCACTGGTTCTATCTGGAGTGGGTGCGGAAATGCCGCTCCCGCAAGATGATGTATCTCCACTTTACGATGGACGACAATCTGTCACTTTCCGAGGACATCAAAGAGCGCTACCGCAGCCAGTACAGCGGCGTTTTCTATCAGCGCTACATTCTGGGCCTGTGGACGGTGGCTGAGGGCCTTGTCTACGATATGTTTGACCGACAAAAGCATATCATCGACAAGCTGCCGGAGCTGTCACCAAAGGGCGCGTATGTGGCGTGTGATTTCGGTACGCAAAACGCAACGGTTTTTTTGCTGTTCCAGATGCAGTCGGACACCGGCACATGGATAACGACCCGCGAATATTACTACAGCGGGCGCGAACAGAAACGCCAGAAGACCGTGGGCGAGTATGTTGCAGACCTCAAGCGATGGTTAAACGGCACAAAGCCAGAAAAGGTCATCGTTGACCCGTCTGCACTGCCGCTTATCACGGAGCTAAAGCAAAACGGGCTCCCGATTCAGGCGGCAAACAACGACGTTCTGAGCGGCATTCTGGACGTTCAGACGATGCTCCAAACCGGAAGATTAAAAATATACAGAGAGTGTAAACGCACCATACAGGAGTTTGGCGTTTACGCATGGGATCCGGACAGAGAAGATGTGGTCATCAAGGAAAACGACCACTGTATGGACTCTATCCGGTATTTTGTACGCACGAAGCGCCTTGTCAAGCGGGCCGGAGGATAAAAAGTGGCTACATTTACGTTTCAGATATTCCAACAGGCCCAGCAGGAAGGGCGGCTCACAGATTTTCTGTGGGATTTCATCCAGCAGCACAAATCTTCCCCGCAGGTGGCGGGCAGGACTGGCGCGCTGGCTGCTGATTTATACGACCAGCAGAAAAACCCGGGCGCAGAGCAGTTCGCCGCAGCCTATGCAGAGATGCTCAAGCGGGCGACAAACAACACCCGGGACATCATGAGGCCGGATATGGTCAAAAGCAACCTGTTCCGGAGGCTCAACAAGCAGCGCGCGGCGTACTCGCTGGGCAACGGCGTCACATTTGCCGATGACACCGACAAGCTAAAGCTGGGCGCAACCTTCGACGAGCGGGTTTTTAAGGCCGGGTATTTTGCCCTCATCCACGGCGAAAGCTTTGGATTTTGGAATTACGACCATCTGGACGTGTTTAAGCTGACCGAGCTTGCCCCGCTCTATGACGAGGACACCGGCACACTGCGGGCGGCTGCACGGTACTGGCAGCTCAACCCGGACACGGCAACAAAAGTGGTGCTGTACGAAGAAGACGGATACACCGAGTACAAGTCTCAGGCGCGTGGCGCATACCCGCTGCAAGAGGCTGCGGCAAAGCGTGGATACCTCAAGACCACGATTACAACCAACGTGGGCGGCGAAGAGTTTGTCACAGAGGACAATTACGGCACCCTGCCCATTGTACCGCTGTGGGGCTCAGACCTGCACCAGAGTACGCTTGTTGGGCTGAAAGCCTACATCGACAACACAGACCTTGTCATGTCCGGCTTTTGTAACGATTTGCAGGACTGTGCGCAGATTTACTGGCTGTGCGAAAATTTTGGAGGCATGACGCAGGACGAGTTGCAAGGCTTTTTGCAGCAGCTCAACCTCTACCACGTCGCCAACGCCGACACCAGCGATGGCGGAAAGGTGCAGCCCTACACCACCGAAATCCCCGTCACGGCCCGGAGTACGTTGCTTGACCTGCTGCACAGCCGGTCTTATGAGGACTTCGGCGGGCTGGATGTGCATTGTGTAAGCGCAGATAGCACAAACGACCATCTGGACGCAGCCTATGAGCCGCTGAATCACAATGCGGACGATTTCGAGGCACAACTCACGCCCTTTATTCAGCAGATTTGCAAGCTGGCTGGGTTGGGCGACGTGTCCCCGATTTTTACCCGCAGCAAAATCACCAACACCGCCGAACAGGTCAGCATGGTGATTTCCGAGGCCGCTATCATCGGGCAGGACATGGCCATTGACCTGCTGCCCAACCTAACCCCGGAACAAAAGGAGCAGGCCAAGACTGCGCTGATGGCTGAGAGTGCAACGCGGGAGACCGTGGACAATGACGAGGATGACAACGGTGATGAAACATGATTTCTGACCGTGACCGCATTTCCACCCGCCAGCTGAACCGCCTGCGCCGCCGTATCCTGAGAGTGTACGGCACTGCCCGCCGGGAGATGCAAAAGCAGCTCACCGATTTTCTGAAAAAGTACCGAGCTTTGGACGAGCGCAAGCGGGCGCAGCTGGATGCAGGCGAGATCACCGAAGAGGATTACCGCATCTGGCTGCAGAATCAGGTCTTTCAATCTGATTTGATGCGGGCCAAGCTGGACGGCATCACGCAGACCTGCACCACAGCCCAAGAGACGGCCTACAAGCTGGCCCGGGACGAGCAATACAATATCTTTTCCTTTGGCGCAAACTGGACTTTCTACGAGCTGGAACAGGCCGCAGGCGTGACGTTCGGGCTGACCCTGTACAACACCGAAGCGGTCAAGCTCCTGCTGAAGGAAAACCCCCGCATGGTGCCCAACAAGCGCATCAAGAGCGAGAGCAACCGCACCTATGACGCCCGGGTGTTCAACCGCTATGTCATGCAGGGCATCGTGCAGGGCAAGAGCGTCCACGACATTGCCGTGCAGGCCGTAAACGGCATGGCTGACACGGAGATGCACTGGGCCATGAATAACGCCATCACGGCGCTCACAGGCGCTCAGAACGCCGGGGCTTTGCAGCAGATGCACAACGCCCAGGCTTTGGGCATCGAGGTCAAAAAGCGCTGGAACTCCACCCACGACTATCGCACCCGTGAGATGCACCGCCTGCTTGACCAGCAGACGGCAGAGCTTGACGAACCGTTCAAGGTGATGGGTTACGAGATTCAGCGCCCCGGCGACCCCAACGCCGCCCCGGAGATGGTTTACCACTGCCGCTGTGTGCTGTCCTCTGCGCTGGGCAAGTATCCCCGACAGAACGCACGGCAAATTGACAACGTGCCTGTGGTCGAGGACAGCGGCAAGGTGGACGAAAAAGGCAGGCCCATCATGGTGCGGGTCAAAAAAACCACCCCTGTCATGGATTACACCGAGTGGTATAAATCCAAGGGTGGCAAAGAGAAAGAGCAAATGTGGTGGGCAGAAGAGAGAAAACGGAGAAAGGAGAGCGCAAAGCATGAAAAATAAGAAGTTTGGGATTGTAGTAATCAACGATGACTTTTTCTTGAACTTTTGCCGTGATTTTAAGCCCCCGTGTGGTTACATTAAGCCAAAACACGCGCGGCCTTCCTACGGAAATGGCGCAAAGTCGCATGGAGCACACAAACGCCTTATTAGGACAATGGAAGGATTCAGAAAAAGAAAGAAGGGATAAGCCGTGCCGTATTACCCAGTAGAAAACACTCACAAGGCAGTATTCCCGGGTGCTGGCAAGTTTCACATGCCAATCATCAAGCCGGAAACGGACGTCCGCATTGATAAGTTAGAATGGGTTCCCTTCGACAAAATCCAGAAGACCAAACCGAGCGACAGAGCCGGACAAGGCGTCCATTTTTACTGCGTTGACCGTGCTTTTGAAGCTGTGTGGCGTCAACCTGACAGATACATCCCGCTTTTGCAACAGTTCGGTGCAGTATGTTCGCCGGACTTTTCTATGTACCGTGACCACTCGGAAGCAGTACAGATTTGGAGTATGTACAAACGGCACTGGCTTGCAGCGTACTGGCAAATGCACTGTATCAAGGTCATTCCGACCATCGAGTGGGTCTGGCCGGAGAGCTACGAGTGGTGCTTTGATGGCGAGCCAAGAAACGCCATTGTGTCCATTTCGTCGTGCGGCTGTATGCGCGAGAAGTTGGCAAAAACATTGTTTACGATGGGTTGTCAAGAAGCTATCCGGCGGCTGAATCCTACACAAGTTTTGTGGTATGGCAAGCCGCTGCCTGACATGGATTTCAACGCAACCGTTATAAAATCTGAATACAACAAAGTAATGAGGAGGTATTACAATGGGCGGGTCCGGCGCAGCGAGTAAAAGCACAGCGAGTAAAAGCGCAAAGGCTGTTAAGGTGGTTGCCTTTAACGCAGCATCGCTGCCGATTAAGGGAAGCGAAAAACAGGTTGCTTGGGCGCAAGATATTATTCAGACCGCTTTTGATACGATTGATGCAAATGTCAAGCGTATGGAAGAGCAGAACAAAAAAGAGATTGCAGATTTCAAGCAAAGGCATCCGAGCAGCAAAATGACGGCTGAGCTCAAAAGCAGAATTACTGCGGACAATGACGCTTGGATTGCGGCTGCAAAAGAATACCGGAGCGCCAGCGCTCAAAACTTTTCCCAAATGAGCGAAATCCCGGCAAAACAGGTCATTGACAGCAGATATAACTTCTCCGGCGAGATGATTTTAAGAAGCATCAATTACAACGCAGAACAAAAAAAGCGTAAGAAATAACCATGAAATTTAACTACGACATAAAATTCACCGACAACACCCCGCAGCTGCATGAGGCGCTGGATTCATGGGCGGAGCGGGTGCTTACCATCTGGGGCATGAGGGTGCAGGACTACGCCCAGCTGCTTGTGCCTACTGGCACGGCAGACAGCACGGGCATTGAGGGCTACGTGGGCGGTGCGCTCAAGCAGAGCCTGACCTATGCCGTAGACCTTGCAAAAAAGACCGTGACCATCGGGTCGAATCTCTTTTACAGCGTCTATGTGGAGCTGGGAACGGGTATCTTTGCTGAGAAGGGCAACGGACGAAAAACGCCGTGGGTCTGGAAGGACTTCAACGGCAAGTGGCACTTTACTCGGGGCATGGCCCCACGCCCATTCCTCCGACCGGCTGTGGAAGATCACATTGACGAGCTGCGAGAAATCGCGGTGGAAGAAGGAAACAAGGAGGTATAAGGATGACAGAGCTTGAAAACTTGAGCGCACAGCTTAAAGCTGCTATGAAAATGCAGGAAAACGCAGAAAGACTTTATCATAAGTCTGCCGAAAGAATTGAAAAAATCAAAAAGCAGATGCTTGAGGTGAAGGAAAAGAACAAGCCCAAGGCTGCAAAAGTCGAAGAGTTGTTTGCGGCTGGTGTTCAGGCACGCAAAGCGCTTCAGGAGATGTGTGATAACGCATACGGCGAGGGTAAAGCCAAAATTTCTGTTTTGGTCTATGTTCCGTCCGAAGCTCAGGACTATCCGACGGACACAGACTGTGAATTTTCACTCTAAAACTGAATACTCAGCGGTTGGCGCACAGCGTCAGCCGCTTTTTTATGCCGCTTTAGCTCAGGTTGGCAGAGCACCGGATTTGTAATCCGGGGGCCGTGGGTTCAAGCCCTACAGGCGGCACCACACCGGCAGCACGTCCGGCAAATTAAACCTTATTGCCAAGCATGGCAGCCCGAGCAAGGGCGGAAAGGACTATCACATGGCACTCGAACGCAAGACTCTCCGGGCGATTCTGGAAGATGAAACGACCGACACCAGCGGCAAGCTCAAGAAAATTCTGGACGTGCTGCATGAGGAAACGGACACTTTGCAGAACCAGCTCGATGAGAAGAACGCAGCCCTCGCCAAAGCCGAAAAAGACCGGGACGCAGCCAACAGCGGCAAGGAAGCCGCCGAAAAGGCGCTGACCGACTACAAGGCCCAGCAGACCCAGAAAGACACCCACGCAGCCAAGGAAGCCAAGTTCCGGGAGCTGCTGAAGACCGCCGGGGTGCTGGACAAGTACGCAGACCGCGTTGTGCGGCTGTCCGGCGAGGACATCGACAAGCTGGAGCTGGACGAAAAGGGCAACGTCAAAGACGCCAAGAAGCACACCGACAACCTGAAGGCTGACTGGGGCGACTTTGTGGCTACAACCGCGACCATCGGCGCAAAGGTGGACAATCCGCCCACCAATGCTGGCTCCAAAATGACCAAAGACCAAATTTTTGCGATCAAGGACGCTGGCGAACGCCAGGCCGCGATTGCTGCAAATGCCGACCTTTTCACGGGCGGCGGAAAGGAATAACACATGGCAGCAAAAGAAAACCTTATCATAACTACTGACATTACCGTCAATCCCCGAGAAATCGACTTCGTCACCCGCTTCCAGCGCAACTGGCAGCATCTGCGCGACATCATGGGCATCATGCGTCCCATTCGGATGCAGCCCGGCACCACCCTCAAGAGCAAGTACGCCGAGGGTACGCTTCAGAGCGGCACTGTTGCTGAGGGCGAGGAAATCCCCTACAGCAAGTTTACCGTCAAAGAAAAGACCTATGCTGACATTACTGTCGAAAAGTTCGCCAAAGCCGTCTCTCTGGAAGCCATCAAGAAGTACGGCTACGATGTCGCTGTTCAGAAGACCGATGACGAGTTCCTGTACCAGCTGACCGCAAACGTCACCGACCGCTTCTACAAGTACCTGAACACCGGCACCCTGAAAGGCACCCCCAAGACCTTCCAGATGGCTCTGGCGATGGCCAAGGGCAGCGTTGAGGACAAGTTCAAGAACATGCACCGCACCGTCACCGGCGTCGTGGGCTTCGCCAACATTCTGGATGTGTACGAGTACCTGGGCGCGGCCAACATCACCGTCCAGAACCAGTTCGGCTTCCAGTACATCAAGGACTTCATGGGTTACAACACCATCTTCCTGCTTTCCAGCGGCGAAATCGCGAGAGGAAAGGTCATCGCAACCCCGGTGGACAACATCGTCCTGTACTATGTTGACCCCGCCGACAGCGACTTTTCCAAGGCCGGTCTGGTCTACACCACTGCGGGCGAGGCAAGCAACCTCATCGGCTTCCACACTCAGGGTAACTACCACACCGCAGTCTCTGAGAGCTTCGCCGTCATGGGCATGACCCTGTTCGCTGAGTATCTGGACGGCATCTCTGTCCAGACTATCACCCCGGGCGAGTAATCGCCCCTTTTGAGTAGGAGGCATCCAATGACCGTCCCTGAGCTGTGCGTTTACACGCACAATTTCTTTGACCGGGCAGACGACCCCATTGCCGGTGAGTTTGTCTTTGAGCCGGATACCGTTCCCGCCGGGGTAGTCCCGGGGCAGTATTTCCTCGTGTGCGGATCCATCTTCAACGATGGCGTACACAAGGCCGGGGATGGTGATTTGGTGGCAGAGACCTTTAACGGCACAGTGCAGCCTATGCGTGTGCCGCCTGCCTTTGTGGCGCTGGCCGAAAAAATCGATGCATACGACAAGGCACTGCCTTCCGGCGGCGTGTATGTGTCCCAGTCCTTTGCCGGGTGGTCCGGCACGATGGCTACAGGCTCGGACGGCCTGCCCGCAGACGGCAAGACCAAATTCCGGGCCGAAATCAACCAGTGGAGGAAGATGTGACATGGTCAATTCGTTCGCTGCATCCACCGTGATGCAGAGCTTCACCAAGAAATACCGCTTCCAGACCCGCAGCTATGAGCCGGACGGCGTCGGCGGCTTTGTGTCCGGCTGGACGGACGGCCCCGAGTTTGAGGCCGTGGAGCGCCACGACACTACCGTGGAAGCTCAGGTGGCGGAGCAGGCGGCTACAGCGTCCACCTATACGCTGCTGGTCAACGCCGGTGTGCCTCTGGCCTTCCCGGACTACGTCAAGCGGGTAAGCGACGGGCAGACCTTTCAGGTGACGAGCGCAGCCGATGAGGGCAACGCCCCGGCAGAATCCGGCATGGGTCTGCGGGCCGTCAAGTGCAAAAAGGCGGTGTTGCCGTAATGGGACCATCTGAGAGCATCAACCGGGCGCTGAACGCCTTTTTTAACGGCTTCGGCATCCCGGGCTACCTGGAAGACAACATTCCGCCCGGCGCAGAGCTGCCGTATCTGACCTATCAGCCGACAATCCCCGGCAGCTGGAATGAGTCCAGCACCTTCCACGCCCGGCTTTGGTACCCGAGCGCCAAAGGCCGGACGCCTATTTTACAGACCGAAGACAGGATAAGCGCAGCCCTTGCAGATGGCTTGACCATCGAATGCGAGGGCGGCGCTATTCTTTTGCGCAAAGGCAGCCCGTGGGCGCAGCCGCTCGACAACCCGCCCGAGGGCTATTTGTGCGAATACCTCAATTTTGAGCTTACACGGCTTATCCCGTGAGAAAGGATCATTTATGCCTGAAACTCTGGCAAAAAAGTTCGCGGTCAATGTGCTGACCCCGGATGCGTTCAAGAGCATCCCCAAAGGCTCCGGCAATCTGCTTTCCACATTTGACCTTTCCGCCCCCAAAATCGACAGCACCAATGTCGTCTGCGCCACGCAGGGCGGCGTGACCATCTCCTACAGCAACAGCATGGAGGATACGCTGGCTGACATCGACAACGCGCCCACCAACACCAAGCAGGGCAATGAGGTCACCGGGACCACCGCCACCATCGCCTTTACCACCCCTAACGCAAGCCCCGATGTGCTCAAGCTGGCCATCGGCACGGCGGACATCGATGCGGACGACCCCACCCATGTGGTCCCTCGCATCGAGGCGGCTCTGAAGGACTACAAGGAACTGTACTGGGTTGGCCCCATGATCGGCGGAGGCTTTCTTGTCTGCAAAATTTTCAACGCTCTTTCTTCCGGCGGCCTGAGCCTCAAGACGGCTCACCGTGGCGGCGGCTCCATGCAGATCACCCTCACCGGCTACGCCGACCTGGAAAACCCCACTCGGGCCCCCATGGAATTTTACTCGATCGTAAAGGCCCCGACCGGGGACTAAGGAGGATATATGCGCAACATCATCGATCTCGACGGCACCGAATACCTCAAGCGCACCTATGAGTGTGCGCAGGCTTATAAAAAGTATGTGGCAGACTCCGGCGTGATGGACATTCTGGGCCGTGAGCCGGAGCTGACCGGCACGGAGACGGACGCAGAGCGGCTGGAAAAGCGCCGGGAGCAGGCAGCCAAGAACGCTGTGGACATGACCAAGCTGCTTTACACGGACAAGGCGGACCTCACCCTCGGCATCCTGCCCCTGTTCGTGGTACTGGACAAGGACGAGGAGCAGCCGCCCACCCGGGCGCTGGCCTCCGCCATGAGCCGGGCGCTCCGGGACGTGGATTTCATGGATTTTTTTCAGTCCTTGATGTGATCGGCGCGGACGGCTACCGGCGGCTGGCATCCACCATCCGGCTGGATATGCTCCGGCTGCTGGGCAAGCCGTACATCATGGAGCATATCCGCTCCGAGGTGCGCAGGCATCAGGAGGCGCAGCTTTTCCGGGACTATGTGGCCGACGCCATCGGGCAGTATCTCGGCATCCAGCCACTTTACTCCGGGCTTGCGGCCCGGCATTTCCCCCTGCTGCACACCAAAGAAGACACCCGCACGGCGGAGCAGATTACCGCCGACAATGCAAAAGCTCTGGCAGAGCTGTGCAGAGGAGGTGAAACGCCCTGAATATCTTTAATCTGGAAGCGACTCTGTCGCTGGATGATTCTGCCTACCGGCAGAGCATCCAAAACGTGCAGAGCAGCACCAAAAAGGTCGTCACGGAGCTTGGATCCGAGTACAGCAAGGCGGCGCAGAAAGTCGCAGAGCTGACAAAGCGGTACAACGAATCCGTTGAAAAGACCGGGCGCACCTCTGCGCAGACCAATGAGCTGAAAGCCGCTCTGGCTTCTGCCCGGGCCGAGCTGAAAGAGACCACCTCGGCCCTGAGGTCGGCCAACACCAACATGACGGAGTTTGGCGGGGCATCTGAAACCGCCAGCGGCTCTCTCACCGGAGCCATCACCAAAGCCAACCTGCTTACCGGGGTCATCTCCAACGTAAGCTCCATGGCCCTGTCTGCGGCCAAGGATTTTATCCAGACCGGTATCCAGTATAACGCCCAGCTGGAAAGCTACACCACCGGCTTTACCAACATGCTGGGCAGCGCTGAAGCGGCCAAAGCGGCCATGGACGCCATTCAGGAGGACGCCGCCCGCACCCCCTTCGACGTGGCGAGCCTGACACAGGCCAACCAGCTGCTCATCAGCGCCGGTGAAAACGCGGGTTACTCCCGCAAGGTCATCATGGCGCTGGGCGACGCTGTTTCGGCTACAGGCGGCGGCAATGCAGAGCTGTCCCGCATGTCGGCGAACTTGCAGCAGATCGCCAACGTGGGCAAGGCGTCCGCTATCGACATCAAGCAGTTTGCCTATGCGGGCATCAATATCTATCAGGTTTTGGCCGACTACACCGGAAAATCGGTGCAGGAAGTCCAGAAGATGACTATCAGCTATGATTTGCTGTCTCAGGCCCTTATCGCGGCCGGCGAAGAGGGCGGACGATACTACAACGCCATGGACACCCAAAGCCAGACCATGAACGGCCGGGTATCCACGTTGAAAGATAACGTGAGCCAGCTGGCGGGTCTTATGACAGGTGATCTGAGCAGCGGAATCGGCGTGGTCATCGGAAATCTGAACAATATGGTGGTGGCTGCACAGGACGCTTACAAAAAGGATGGGTGGAAAGGTCTCGGCGAAGCGATTCTCGGCCTGGACAACCCGATCAGCACCATCATCAGCAGTTTTGGCAGGCTGGGTTCGGCGGCTGTAAACGCTCTGGATAGAGCCAGCTACGCCTTGAACAAGGCCCTTGGCAAAAACGCCTATGCCGATTATGACAGCTACGAGGACTACCGCGCATCAACGGATCAGCAGAACTCCCGCGACCGCCGCAGGCAGGCAGCGCTAAATGGCGTTGGCATCAGCAACAAGAGCTGGTCTGAGCGGCAGGCTGAGCTTGCTGCTGCCGCTGGCTCCGGTGGCAGCTCCATCCACACTGGCGGCAGCGGTGGAAGCTCTTCCGGCGGCAAGTCTGGCTCAAAGTCCACCACTGAAACGGTCATTTCGTCCATCTCCAGAACGGCTACAACTACCGCTCAGAATGCCCTCGGCACCGTGACCACCAGCATCCAGACTCTGAGCGAAAAGGTCAAGGACAGCGCGGGCAGCATCAAAGACCGAATCACCGAGACCACCACCACGACCGGCAAGGAGATGGTCGATGGCATCGAGACCACCTATAAACAGGTTGAGACCAAGGTCAACGGCGTGGTGACCAAAACCACAAAGACATACGACGATATGTCGAAAACGCTGGCGGCCACCCTGACCCGCACCACAAGCAAGGTAGAGGGCGGCGTGACCACGGCGATTCAGGAGGTCACGGAAAAGTACGCCGATGGCACCGAGCACATCAAGACCACCGAGACCAAGACTGAGGAGAGCATCGTCGATGGCGTGGCCCGGACCACCAAGACCATCAACACCTATATCGACGGTGTGCTCCAGAACACCAAGACCGACACCGAAGAGGCTGAAAAAAGCATCCAGGCTGCGCTTTCCCGCACCGAAAAGTATATCTCTGAGATTCAGGGACAGTCTGACAAAGGCATTTTCGGGCTGGTGAAGTCTCTCTTTACCGACATCAAGAACAAAGACGGAAAGGCCATCGCCGGGGATGTGGTAAAGGTCGTTTTCGGGCAGGTGACGCAAGAACAGCGCAACACCATCCTGAAATGGGCAGACGATGCGATGACCGCCATCAATGAGCACTACGCGCAGGGCGGCATTCAGGGGGCGCTGCAGAGCATTGCGGGCCTCTTCAGCGACGGCATCACCCCGGCGGTCAACGGCTCCACCAAAGAAGTGCAGAGCTTTGCCGCCGCCATGAAGGGCCTTTCCGGAACCGGGGGCTCTGGCGGCATCGTCAGCAGCATCCTCAAGCTGTTCGGCGGCGGCACGAAGGCTGCGGCGGCTGCCGGTGAGGCCGGGGCCGGGCAGGCCATTGCGTCCGCAGCGGGCGGAGCGGCCTCCTTCTTCCCGGAGTGCCTTGCTGTGCTGGCCGTCATCGCAGAGGGCGTTGTAGGCTTCAAGATGGGCCAGAACGCCCGCGCCCGCGAGGATTCTGGCGAAGAGCGCTCTCTGGGAAGCAAGCTCCTCTCCGGCGCACTTCTGGCGTTCACCGGCCCTATCGGCTGGATCAGCTACTTATTAGGTAAAAAGTTTGGCAAAAAGTCCTCGTCTTCTTCTGCTGCGGCAGAAAGCGCCCAGTCTGGCGCCATGAGCTATCTGGACATTCAGGACGCCTACTGGTACGGCAACGAGCGGGCTTTTGCGGGCTACGACTACCGCAGCGACCCCTTTACCTACAACCCCAACAACAATTCCGTTCCCAAATATCAGGCGGAGATACAGGCTCAGCTTACAAAGCTGAGCACCGTAGTGGAGCAGTATCTGCCTGACGTGGCAAATCAGCAGATCGTGCTGGATGACGGTACCATTGTGGGCGCTCTCGCTCCCGGCATGAACGACCAGCTGGGCCATATCCAGATGCTTGCAGAAAGGGGCAACTGAGATGTACGAGATTTTTGCGTATCCCTACGGTGACCCCGAAAACAAGCTGACCGTCTATCAGCCGGGCAACCGGCAGGCTGTGGTGCTGTCGCCCAAGCTTACCCGCGAGGTGAGCAAGGGCGGCAGCCTTACTTTTACCATGCTGCGCACCCACCCCTGCTACGAATCCATGCAAAAGATGTCCACCGCTGTGGCGGTGCATCAGGACGGCAAGGAGATATGGCGGGGCCGGGTGCTCAGCCACGAAGCCGACTGGCTCAACCGCCGGGTCATCTACTGCGAGGGAGCTCTCAGCTATTTCAACGACAGCTGCATTACTCCCTTCAACTACGAGGGCAAGCTGAGGGATTTTCTGGAATACCTCATCAAAGCCCACAACTCCCAGATCTCCGGCGGCGACGGCTACGAAGAGCAGACCAGCTACGACAAGATGAAAAAGTTTGAGCTGGGCAGGGTGACTGCCGCTCTCGGCGACCTCGTGGTGAGCTACGGCGACCGCAACCAGTACGGCGTGGGCGAGGACTATGGCAGCACCTGGGACATCATCAGCAAAATGGTGCTCAAGACCTACGGCGGTTACGCCTACTGCACCTATAACTCCACCACCGGCATGAACGTGCTCAACTACTGCGACCAGGCATACGAGGCTGACCGGCAGACCGCCCAGAACATCGAGTATGGCGTAAATCTGCTGGATTTCACCGAAAAGACCGACACCAACGACCTTTTTACCCGCATCTGGCCGATGGGCAACAAGCACACTGTCGAAGAGACCAAGACCCAGTGGAAGTACAAATTTCTCTGGTTCAAGTGGGGCTCGACTACCGTGACGACCGGCACCCACGAAGAGCGCTACGGCATCAACGGCACGAGCCAGAGCGCCGTGGACAAGTACCTCCCGAAAAAGGGCTACAGCTGGAATCGGGAGTACGGGTGGATACAGAACGACGAAGCTGTGAAAAAGTTCGGCGTGGTCTCCAAGATCAGGGAGTTTGACACGGACAGCAGCGACGCCACCTTTGCCGCCGCAGTGCAGGACCTGGAAAAGAACGACCTCATGACCATGAGCTACGAGGTCAAGGCCGTTGACCTCGTGGACGCGGGCTATGATACCGAGCGGCTGACCTTTGCCAGCTTTGCCCATATCATCAGCAAGCCCCACAGCATCGACGTGATCATGCTCTGCACCAAGCTTGTGGAGCCGCTCGACCACCCGGAGAAGAAGGAGTACACCTTTGGCATGACCCGGCGCACCCTCACTGACCGGGCCGTGGCAAATCTTGGTGTGACCAACGAGCTCTCCGAAAAGACGGCATCCACCAGCCGGTATGCAGGTACAACGCAGATAGACACCACGCAGGCGGGCAAGACGGCCAGCGATTTTATCGACTATGCCCCCGCCTCCGGCATGACCGTCGGCCACGCCAGCATCACGGCCAACATCCATTTCGGGACGGATGGCCTGACCTTCTCCGGCGTAAAAAACGGGACCGAACTGCAAAGCTGGTCGGGCTCCACCTTTGCGGCCCAGACCACGAGCACAGACCTCTCCGGCTATGCGGCGGTGCTGCTCACCTACGACGGAGACGCCGCAGCGTGGGCTGCCGCCGGGGGCATGGGTCGGGCCTTTGCGGTGCTGCCGGTGAACGGCAAGACATACTCCATCCTCTTCCCCGGCGCTCTGGCCCAGCGGCGGGACGTCACGGCGTCCAAAAGCGGCGTGACCTTTGGCAGCGGATACCGACAGACGGCAGCAGGCGCATGGGTGCAGGATGATACTGCCTGCCGCCCGGAGGAGCTGCAGGGCTTTATGTAAAGGAGCGTGATTTTTATGGGCAAGCTCATGGGGGCAAAAATCGGCTCTCTGCACACCTTGGACGACCTCGGCCTTTACCTGTTGGTTGGCAGCCCGCTCATCTCCGGCGCAGAGCCGGACAAAAAGCTTGTGCAAGTGCCGGGCGGCGATTTCCTGCTCGACCTCACCCGGGCAGTGGACGGCAAGGTACACTACCTTCAGCGCACCATCCGACTTGACCTCAAATGTAAGGCTCCTCCGGATGAGCGCCGCAAGGTGCAGAGCATCCTCGAAAACGCCTTGCAGGGGCAGTGGCTGCGCTGCGTACTGGACGAGGACCCGGCCAACTTCTGGTTGGGCCTGTGGACAGTGTCGCCACAGAGCAGAGACCGGCATACCGGCACTTTTTCCATCACCGGCACGTGCAATCCCTACAAGTACAATGCCACCGCCTACGCGGGCGCAGACTGGCTGTGGGACGATTTTTATTTTGATGAGGACGTCATCTATGACGAGCCTACGGAGGTAAAGAGCCTGTGAACAAAACTTTTGAAGAAAACATCAACGACGTCCGCAAGGCAAAGCGGGGCGTCGAGGTGCGTGAGGCTATGGCTGAGAGCCTTGAGTATGTGGAGGGGTTTGCCTCCACCGCTACCCAAAAGGCAGAGGAGGCCGCAGCCAGCGCCAAAACTGCCGCCGAAGCCAAGGAAGCCGCCGCTGCCTCGGCCCGGACCGCAGAACAGCAGGCGGGCATTGCCACGCAGCGGGCCGAGACTGCCACACAGCAGGCCGAGGCTGCCGAAAGCTCCAAAGCTGCTGCCGCAGAGTCCGCCAAGAGGGCAGAGCAGTTTGCCAAGGAGACTGAGGGCCGCGTCACCACCGACCCCACCTTGACCGTCAAGGGCGCTCCCGCAGACGCCAAAGCCGTGGGCGACCGCATCAACGCCATCAAAATCGAGACCGACAAGACCCTCACCCTCTCCGGTGCTGCGGCGGACGGCATCGTGCTGCCCCGGGTGGTGGTGCAGACCGAAGCGGGCAGCTCCATCGTCCTCTCGGACGGAGAGAAAGACGTGAGCGGCGTGGCGGAAGGCGGCAGCTTTTCTGCGGCCCTGCCCCACGACGGGGAGTGGACCGTCACCGCCACGCTCGGCACCGGCGCGGCCACGGAGACGGTGCAGGCGGAGTATTGCCGCACCAAGACCCTGACCCTGACCTACTACACCCTGACCGTGACGGTCAAGGCGGGCAGCACCGTCACTGCCCAGTGCGGGGACAAGACCGTCACCGGCACCGTGCCGGAGAGCGGGAGCATCAAGCTCTATCTGCCCATCGCTGGCATGTGGACCGTGACGGCCACGCTGGGCGACGAGACCACCGAGGGCAGCGTGGAGGTGAGCGAATACAAGGACTATCCCCTTGAGCTTGCCTACGTCCACATCTACGGCGCGAGTTGGGACGGCACCAGCACCACCAAGTGGAGCCGCACCGACGAGGCGGCAGAGTTTACTGACCCTATGCCGTATGTCGCTGGCGCAAGCAGCTATGGCAGCCCTTTTGACAGCTTGCAGCCCTGGGCGGGCATGACCGTTAGTGAGCGCACCGGCGGCACGATGGTAGCCATCCCCAAGTTTTGGTACAAGCTGACCCAAAACGGCAGGGGAATGACCATCCAGATCGCCGACCGCGCGGTGGAGGGCTACAGCGTCAGCCCCGCCCACATGGACAGAGGTGACGGCCACGGCGAGCGGGATGTGGTGTATATCGGCAGATACCACTGCAACGGCACCTATAAGAGCGGCACCGGCAGCCCCAGGGCGAACATGACCCGCTCTTCGGCCCGCTCCGGCATCCACAATCTCGGCTCGACCATCTGGCAGAGCGATTTTGCCATGCGGTTTACTGTCTGGCTGCTCTATATCGTCGAATTTTGCGACTGGAACAGTCAGGCGAAAATCGGCTATGGATGCAGTCCGAACAGCAACACCTTCGCAATGGGCTACACCGACTCGATGCCCTACCACACCGGCACCGATCAGAGCAGCCGGGCCACCTACGGCGGCACGCAGTACCGCAACATCGAGGGCCTGTGGGATAACGTGTTGGACTGGTGCGATGGCTGCTACAACAACGGCAACGGCCTGAACATCATCTTGAATCCCTCCGAGTTCAGCGACAGCGGCAATGGCACGGCGGTCGGCGTTCCGTCCAATGGCTGGCCGTCCGCATTCAATGTCAAGACAAACGGCGGCTTCCCGACGTTTATCCCCACATCCGCGTCCGGTAATGACGCAACGTACTCGTGCGATAGCTGGTACTTCAGCTCGTCGAACCCGTGCCTCTACGTCGGTGGTAGCTATAGCCACTACTCCGACTATGGTTTGTTCTGCGTCGGCTGCAACGCCGCGTCGTACTATTACGGGTACATCGGCTGCCGCCTCCAGGAACTCCCCAACGGGGGAGTCTGAGGGGGCCGCAGCCCCCGCAGATAACCGCGCCGTAAGGCGCTGAACTTTATATGGGACTGTCTGTGCATTGCCGGTGTTTTTTTGTTCTCAGGCCTCGTGCGATAACTGGAACTTCAGCTCGTCGAACCCGTGCCTCTACGTCGGTGGTAACTATAGCCACAACTCCAACTATGGTTTGTTCTACGTCAACTACAACGCCGCGTCGAACTATAACGGGAACATCGGCTGCCGCTTCCTTTTTGATATTTCCAACCTCATATATTTTGGCACAGACAGCCGCACACCCCACGGTGAAGATAGGCATTTTGGGAGCGGGCTAGTACACCCCGCAAGGGGCGCTGGAACGTCCGTACAGCTAAAAGGAGGGTATCCCATGAAGAGAGCTGGAAAGCTCTTTGATACGTTAATCTCAGATGATAATCTGTTACGCGCCATCGACGAAGTGAACCGCACTCACCACTGGAAGAGAGGCCACAAGCCCAACACCTGTACGGCGTGGGTAGAAGAGACCAAGGCTCAGCGGGTGGAAGACCTGCGGCGAATACTCGTTGGCGGCTTTGAGCCGAAAAAGCCCCATGTCAGCCAGCGGTGGGACGCCAATGCCCGGAAATGGCGAACCATCAGCGAACCGGCCCAGTGGCCCGACCAGTATGTCCACCACGCCCTCATCCAGGTCTTGCAACCCAGGATGATGCAGGGAATGGATTTTTACTGCTGCGGCTCCATCCGGGAGCGCGGTCCGCACCGGGAAAAGAACGCCATCCAGCGATGGATGAAGTACGACCGCAAGGGGACAAAGTACGAGTTTTGCGGTGACATCCGCCACTTTTACGATAGTCTGACCCCGGAAGTCGTCATGGCCCGGATGCGGCAGCTCTACAAGGACTGCCGCGTCCTCGACCTCATCCGGCGCGTCATCCGGGACGGCGTAAAGCTGGGGACGTACACTTCCCAGTGGTTTGCCAACGCCGTCTTACAGCCCCTCGACCAGCTCATCCGGGAAAGCGGGCTGTGCAAGCATTACGCCCGGTATATGGACAACATCACAACCTTCGGGCCGAACAGGCGCAAGCTGCGCAAACTCCGCATCCTTGTGGAGAGCTGGCTGAACGCCCACGATCTGAAGCTCAAGGGAGACTGGCAGGTGTTCCCGGTGGCGAAGAGGCAGCCGAAGACGCCCCTCGCCCCGCCCCGGCGCGGCTTTGCCCGGGCGAAAGGGCGGCTGCCGGACGCTGTAGGCTACCGGTACGGGAGAGGGTACACCATCCCCCGCAAGCGGAATCTGCTGCACATCAAGCGGGCGCTGGCGCGGTATCGCAAGCGCAGGCGAAAGGGCAAGCCCATCGCACCAAGAGCGGCGGCAAGCCTGCTCTCCCGCCTCGGGCAGCTCCGGCACTGCAACAATTATCATCTCTATCAATGGCTGTTTCGGGGAGAGCGGGTCGTCCGCGACCTGAAGCACGTCGTCCGAGAGCATCGGAGAAAGGAGAACCTGACGTGGACTATGTTTTTGGCACAAAGGGCGGCGCAGAAGTCCTCAAGACCATCGGCGACGCTCACACCAGCCTGACCGGCTATCACCAGCTTGAGCGGGAGTATCCCGACCAGACCATCACCGACAGCTTCCGCGTTGTCCGCAAACTGCGTAGCGCGGAGGACGCGGAAGGGCGCTGCTATGACTGGTACGAAATCGACCGCCACTACCGGATGACCGACAAGACCGGCCCTCTGGCAGAGCAGGCGGCGAAGACCGCCGCCGAGCTGCAGGATGCGCTGTGCGAGCAGGATGCGGCGACCGATGAGCGCGTGAGCACTCTGGAGGATGCCGTCTGCGAGCTGGATGCAGCAGTCAACAAGTAAGGAGGTACAGTATGGAAAAGATCTGGGCAAACAGATTGGTGGCCGGCACCAAGACCTGGGCAGAGATGCCTGCAAGCCGCCGCGCCGGAGTCAAGCGGGAGCTGGCCAAGCGGGTGGCCGAGGGGGAGATCACCCAGGAACAATACAAGGAGATCACTGGGGAGGACTACAATGGGTAAGCTGCTGGAACTGCTGGAAAAGCTGGTGCGGGCCATCTTTGGCCCGGGGGACGAGCGGGACACTGGCGAACCTGAGCCTGCGCCCCAAGCCCCCAAGGCAGAGGCTGTCACCGGCTGGGAGGGCGGCCCGCCCTATCGCTTTGTGGATGTGAGCCGGTATCAGGGCCTTATCGACTGGGCGCAGGTGGCAGCGGCGGGCTACAAGGGAGCGATGCTCAAGACGGTATCCACCAACTACAAGCTCTCCAAGCGGTCGGACGGCCTGTACATCGACCCAACCTTTGAGACCAACTACCGCAACGCCCGGGCTGCCGGGCTGGACGTGGGCGTCTACTACTACACCTACGCCACCAGCGAGGCCATGGCCAATGCAGAGCTTGCCCTTCTGCGGCAGGCGCTGCGGGGCAAGGAGCTGACCCTGCCTGTGGCGGTGGACGTGGAGGACAACCGGCTGGGCAATCTGGACAAGCAGAGCCTGACTGACCTGACCGCCTACGCTCTGCACGAGGTAGAGCAGATGGGCTTTTATGCCCAGCTGTACACCTACACCAGCTTTGCAAAGGCGCATCTCTATGTGGGCGGCGCGGCCCTGCGCCCTTATGACGTCTGGCTGGCCGACTACACCGGCAAGGCACCCAAGGTCGATTTTGCCTACAACGCCCACCAGCACACCAGCAAGGGCAGCGTGCCTGGCATCTCCGGCAACGTAGACCTCAACGTCACCACCGTCAACTACCCCAAAATCATCCGCAAGAAGGGCCTGACCCGTCTTCGGGAGGGCAAATGACCGAAAAAGAAGCTTTGCTGTGGGTGCTGGGCATCTTGGGCAGCCTGTGCGCTGCAGCCATCACCATCGACAAGGTGCTGGAAATCATCCACAAGTACATCAAAAAGGCGCAGGAGCCGGACAACGCGCAGAACAAGCGGCTGGATGAGCTGGACAAGCGCATCGGCACCTTGGAGCAGGGCCAGCTTCAGCACACGCAGGCCCTCGCCCGTGACCAGCGCCGCTTTGACGAAATCGACGAGGTGAGCCGTCTGACCCTCGACGGGGTGCGCAATCTGCTGGACGCGCAGCTGTCCGGCAACAATCGCGAGGGGATGCAGAAGAGCCGCGCCGACATCGACAACTATCTGTTAAAAGGAGTGACCAATCATGGTAGCACTGGCAACTAAGCTTTTTGACCTTATCCCCGCCCCGGTGGCGGCTGTGCTGATGCTGGGGGGCGTGATCTTTTACGCTCTGGGCTGCATCCGGCTAGGCTACGGCGCAGCCGTGAAGCCTCTGGTGCTTGACCTCATCGAGCGGGCCGAGCACGAGATACAGGGGACAAAGCGCGGCGCAGAGCGCAAAGCGTGGGTCGTCAAGATGCTCCGGGCCGCTCTGAGCGCCAGCAAATACGGCAGGCTCATCAGCTGGGCCATCACCGATGAGACCATCGGCGCGGTCATCCAGTTTTTCTTTGACCGCATGAAAGCGGCGCTGGAAAAGGAGTAAGGAGGTTATTATGGCAAGCACTACATACGCACAACAATGGCTGAAACAGGCTGTTTTTGTAAATGAGTTTAACTTTTTCAGCCTCAAAAGTCGAACTCGTCACCAGTTTGCCGTGCTTGGCACTATGGTGCGCAACGCCGGACAGCTCCCGCAGCCCTTCTGGCTCGGTGCTGCCTGTGGCGGCGGCTCGCGTAGTGCTGCCCGCTGCGCTGCGAGGACTTGACAGACAGCGGATGACCGCCGCCATCAAAAACGCACCGCTTGGGAGGGTAGACCGTAAGATAGCCTTACTGCGGTACGTTGAGCGGCTCCCGCTGCCGGACATTGCAGCACAGACACATTACAGCCGGACGGCGGTAGGCTACCGGCTGAAAGGCATTGACAAAATGCTGGATACGTTGTAAAATAATGTCAACGAAATCCGCCCGGCCTCTCGAAGAAGCGCATTAGGGCGGATATTTGTACAACTGACCAGTCTCCCGCGCGCCTACTTATAGTGCGTACCATGCGGGAGACGATTTTATACGAATTATGGCAAATAAAATATATCGCTTTTTGTCCCGTGTTTTGTTCGCTCTGATTATTTTTGGGGCGACAGCAAGCGTTCTAAAAGCCGTCATTTCGTTTTGACATAGTGCATTTATAGGCGTGGTTTTATCGGTATATGCGTCTTTGCATTATACGCCATACGATTTATGATTTGAAAGGCTACGGCCTTTGTAGAGAGCGGCATTGCCTGTGGACGGTTCCGCTCTTGATTTTAGACTTTGCCGTTTTGGCAGCACAAACCCCCCCGGTGTTCCGTTTGGAGCATCGGGGGATTTTTTATTTTTGGGGACATGGAAGCCCGGCAAGGCTCCATCCATTATAACTTTGTACCTGGCGTTTCCGGGAAGATACGCCACGCATGGAGGATGCAATCGCCCGGAAACCGCTCGATATTCGCATGGCGGCTATATCATGCGGCTCACCCCTGCAAATCAGCGATGGTAACGCCGCAAGCGGATGCGATCTTTTCGAGGGTAGACACTCTCGAGATTGCCTTTCCGGACTCTGCATGTTGAATGGTTGCAGTGGACAGCCCGGTTTTTTCTGCCAAGGCCCGGATGGTTAATCCTGCGCTTTCTCTGGCTGCTTTGATTTTGACGGCAGACACGCCAAGCGTCTTGTAATCGGGCGAGTTGTACCCAATCACGAACAACCCTTGCTGTTCCATCGGCAACGCTTTGAGTGCGTAGCTCTTTTCTACATCCTCAAGGTCAACATCCTTCAGGACGTAGGCGCATGCATTGTCAAGCTCCGGGGTCATCTTGTGGAGCTTGTGTGCCAGCGTAATTTTCATCATCACGCCGCGCACCGGGAACCGTGTCGCGTTGTCGAGGTCTGCCTGGTTTACGCGGTCGGGTGTGCAAGCCTCATCGAGCAGGCGGTAGAGCTTGCCGAGATTGCAGATGGTATTGTTTTCCATTTTGCCCTCCTAATTCACTTGTTCAGCATGTCCATCACGGCGTTGTAATGGCTTTCGTATTCTTCGCCAACAGCAAGTTCTTTTTCGACTTTTGCTTTCTGATAGGCCCGCTCTTCGCCGTAGATTTCGTTCTCGATCTCATCGGGGATTTCAATGAACGCTTTCTGCTTCTTGCCGTGAGCCACAACGAACACAACAAAGGCGTGGTGTACGTTCTCCGGCCAACGGCCGATCTGCTGCTTGTAGGCACCCGCCTTCATTTCCTGCCCATTCACCAGCAGGGAATTGATGGTGTACTGCCACTTATGGCAAGGGACTGTAACCTCGTTGCCTTCGTTCCAGAGGGTTTCTTCGGTGATGACCTTTTTGTCAATGTCGAGTTCGATTTTTGCGCCGCGGGCGGTATTCCAAGAGTATTTCATTTTTTGTCCCTCCATTTGTGTTTCCTTCTGACGCCATCATTATACCACAAAACTAATACAAGTGATACAGGCATAGTCACCAGACTTTGCCTTATTTTTTTGTCTATTTTGTATCAGTTGTATTAGTTTTGGCTAGGTCGCAATCAAACTCTAATCAAGATTTAATCAGGCGTTTTTGTCCTTCGTTATGCGTTCGTTGTCTCTTAACTCTCCTTAAAAAGGTAAACTGAGCGCAAAGGGAGGTAAGCGCCAATGTGGAACAAGTTCAGCCCGAACCCTCACGGGGGCAGCGTGGGTGATTGCGCCGTGCGCGCGGTAGCAGCAGCCACTGGGCAGAGCTGGGAGCAGGCCTACATTGGATTGGCGCTGACCGGCTTTGCTCTCGGCGATATGCCCAGCGCCAACCGCACATGGGGCGCATACCTCCAAAAGCACGGATTCAAGCGCCGCCTTGTCGAGGCGGACTGCACCACCTGTTACACGGTGGCAGATTTTGCCCGGGAGTATCCGCACGGCGTGTATGTACTGGGCTGCTCCGGCCATGTTCTGGCCGTGGTCAACGGCGACTGGCTGGACAGCTGGGACAGCGGCGCGGAATGCCCGATCTACTACTGGTACAAGGAGGACTAAACGATGCCGTACAATCCATATGGCTATCAAATGCCAAACTACTACGGGCAGCCTATGCCTGACCAGCTCACGCAGCTGCGGCAGAATGCCGGGTATCAGCCGCCCATGATGAGCCAACCGACAGGGCAAAGCTCCCCATCTACGCCTCCTATCATCTGGGTGCAGGGCGAAGAGGGCGCAAAAGCCTACATGGTAGCCGCCGGGAACAGCGTGCTCTTGATGGATAGCGAGAACAGCGCCTTTTACATCAAGAGCACGGACGCAAGCGGAATGCCGCTGCCGCTCAGGGCCTTTGATTACAAGGAGCGCACCACGGCAGCTAAGATGCCCGCTCAGGCCGTCCAACAGCCCGGCGGGGAGTTTGTCACCAGGGTAGAGTTTGACGCCCTGGCAGCCCGCTGTGCAGCGCTGGAAAAGCAGGAGCCCACAAAAACCGAAACGGAGGTCAAGTGATCATGGCAAATCCTCTTTTTAATGCACTGGGCGGCGGCAAAGCATCATCCATGCCCGGCCCTATGGACCAGTTCGGCCAGATGATGCAGCAGTTCCAGCAGTTCAAGGCTAATTTTCAGGGCGATCCAAAGCAAGAGGTGCAAAAGCTCCTGCAATCCGGGCGGATGAGCCAAGACCAGCTCAACCAGCTTCAGGCAATGGCTCAGCAGTTCCAGCAGTTTTTACACTAAGTCGTAACCGTGGCCACGGTCGAGATACACTTTTTACCAAAAATTTCGAAAGGAGTACAAAATGTCTCTTTCTTCTGACAACATCGGCCTGACTATGCCGGTGCAGCCCGCCAATACCAACAATGGCAATGGCTTTGGCTTTGGCGGCGATGGTTCGTGGTGGATCATCGTGCTCTTCCTTTTCATCTTCTGCGGCTGGGGTGGTAACTGGGGCGGCAATCGCGCCGGTGCCGGCGCCGGCGTCGTGGATGGCTACATCCTGACCAGCGACTTCGCCAACATCGAACGCAAGATCGATGGCGTAAACAACGGTATGTGTGACGGTTTCTACCAGCAGGCACAGCTCATCAACGGCGTCCAGCAGACCGTGAGTAACGGCTTCATGTCCGCCGAAATCAGCCGTGCAAATCAGCAGGCGGCATTCATGCAGCAGCTCTTTGCGATGCAGATGCAGCAGCAGAACTGCTGCTGTGAGACCCGGTCTGCTATCCAGGGCGTCAACTACAATCTGGCTACCCAGTCCTGCGAGACCCGGAACACCGTGCAGAACGCGACCCGGGACATCGTAGACAACCAGAACCAGAACGCCCGGGCTATCCTGGACGCTCTCACAGCTCAGCGCATCGAGGCAAAGGACGCCAAGATCGCGGAGCAGAGCCAGCAGCTCTTTGCGGCTCAGCTTGCAGCTTCCCAGGCGGCGCAGAACGAGACCCTCAAGGCATACATGAGCGGTCAGCTGGCCTACTACAACCCGCGTCCCGTTCCTGCCTTCCCGGTTCCTGCGCCGTACCAGTACGGTAATTGTGGCACCGGATGCGGCTGTAACGGCTGCGCATAACCAAATAACGGCAACTGACTACAATTTGTAGCCTGTTCAGCCCCTGAGCTGATTTTGCAAACCAGAGCGCCGGGGCAGAAGTCCCGGCGCTTTTATTTATGAAAGGAGCCGATAAAATGGCTGAATTTACGAATCCCAATATCGTGACGGTATCCGCCGGGGAAAATCTTCCCTTGACAGAGACTGCCGTAAAAGGCCCGGCCTGCATCGTCCATCGTGAGGGCGCGGGTATCGTGACCCTGCGCGGCCTGACAAACCAGTGCAAAGCCCGCTTCAAGGTGAGCTTTGGCGGAAACATCGCGGTACCTACCGGTGGCACTGCCGGGGCTATCTCTGTAGCGCTGGCGATCGCTGGCGAGCCGCTGAACAGCGCAACGGCGATTGTCACCCCGGCGGCAGTCGAAAATTACTTCAATGTTTTCGTGGCTGCGTTCATCGAGGTGCCGCGTGGCTGCTGCGTGACCGTGGCGGTTAAAAACACCAGTACGCAGGCAGTCGGCATTGCAAACAGCAATCTGATCGTTGAGCGGGTAGCATAAGAAAGGAGATAAAGTCATGCTGGATAAACTGAATCATTTGAAGGATGAGATGTGCGACGAGCTCATGGAGCTGACCGACAAAAAGAACCGCTCTCCGGGCGATGTTGAGATGATCGGCGAGATCGTGGACATCATTCTGGACATCCACCGCATCGAGGACTACTGCGAGGGCGGCGAGTACAGCCGTGCGGGCGAGTGGGAAGCTGACATGCGCGGGACTTTCGGCCATGATGCCGGAAACGGTTACAACCGGGGCAACAGCTATGCCAACCGAGGCCGTCACTATGTGCGCGGACACTACTCCCGCACGGATGGCCGTGATCGCATGATCTCTGACATTGAGGACATGATGCAGGACGCCACCGGCGCAGAGCGAGACGCTTACAAACGCGCAGCGGACATTCTGCGCAATGCATAAGTGAGGAGGGCGGCAAGTATGGACATTGACGAGATCAACGAGCATATCCGCAAGCTCAAGTGCGAGGAAACAAGCTGGCAGAGTGTCAATAAGCTTGCCGCCCTCTGCACCGTGCGGGACGAGCTGGAGGAAGCACGCGCACCTGAAACGCAGACCCAGGCATTGCCGCCTGCGACTTATGCGGCGGCGTACTCCACAGCAACGGAACCGCAAAGCGACTTTGTTGCGGCTGCCAGCTCTGTTCCTTTTGGCGGTCTGATGCGGGTGCTTGACGAGCACATGAGCGCCATAAAGCTTGCATACCCAAAAGAGTATGAGTTGGTCATGCGGAAGATTTCTGACATAATAAGAAACCAATAAGCAACCAACTTATAAAAATAAATCGTTATATCGAATAAATATATTGATTTGTAATCAGTGGGTTGCAGGTTCAACTCCTGTCACCAGCTCCAAAAAGTCCTACGATATACCGCTGAAAAGCGGCGTGTGTCGTGGGGCTTTTGCTTTTTGGAAAAAGGTACGCAGGACTGTTCAATAAAGAAAAAAAGTGCTATAATACTTATAAGCCTGAAACTTTACACGAAAGGATGGGTGTGTTATGAGTACAAGAGAATTGGCGAAGAGCTTGATTGACCAAGTGCCGGAAAACAAGCTGCTGTATATTATTGCCTACTTGCAGGGGGCTGCTATTCCGGATGAAAGTGAAACACCGAATACCGACACGCTGGAAGCCTTTGAAGAACTGGACAACGGCGGCGGTCATACCTACAACGGGCCGGTTGAAAATCTGATCAGCTCGTTGCTGGAGGATGAAAGTGCTTGAAGTAAAATACTCCACTAGATTTAAGAAAGATTTGAAAGTGTGCCAGAAGCGGCATTACAATATGGCTTTGCTTCAGCAGGTCGTCAATGTACTGGCCGTTCCTGAACAGCTCCCGCCACAGAATAGAGATCACAGCCTGACGGGTAGCTACATTCCCCATAGGGAATGTCATATACAGCCGGATTGGCTGCTGATCTACTACCAGACAGATACGGAGTTGTACTTGTACCGCACCGGCACACACGCCGATTTGTTCGGCCTATAAAGGAAACAGGAAAGAGGCCAAGACCTGACAGAATGGGTCTTGGCCTCTTTTTCTGCAAGGTATGCAGAAAAATCATGCCGCCCGGCGGGGCGCGGGTGTTGAAATCGGCTCATCACGACGCCGCTGTGGTGTTTGGTGGTATAATAAAAAGCAAGCGTCCTCGGAAAAAATCCCGGGGACGCTTTTGTATAATTGGCAGACTGTCCTTTGTACAACCTCTCAGTCTGCTTCGCAGACAAGGCCGGGTTGCGGCTCCCAGCGTCTGCTGCGCTGTCGCTCGCATCCTGCTGGCCGCGGCCCCAACAGCGACTCCCTGTTTCCACCGCTGGCGGCGGTCGTCGCCGTTGCCCCTAGTAGGGGAGCCTCTGGCGAAGAGGCGAAGCTTCACGAAATGCCAAGGCCTCCCCTCGGTAGGGGAGGTGGCATCGCGCAGCGATGACGGAGAGGTTTAATCCACTGCTACATACCCCGCTTTCTCGATGCACCTGCGTCCCTCGTCGGTATCCAGCCAGTCGTAGACCTTCCGCTGGGGG